TCGACTACCTCCTGAGCTGCGAGCTTATCTTTTAGGCTTGGCATTCGTGCGTGATCTAATGACATGTGTTATTTGTTAGTTTTGTAAATAAAAAAGAGGAGAACCACTTGCGTGATTCCCCCCAGTTTTCCTGCGAAGGCAATTTATGTATTTGTGCCTGAATTATAGCATATATTTACTAGTAATCAAAGGTTATTTATCTAATGATTTTAAAAGAACCTCTAAATACTTAAGTCTTTGTCCATCTGATGTCCAATTAGGATCACCACAGGTGCAAATATCACCATCATCATGTTTTCTCTTGGTTTTTAATGCCTCAATCTCAGCTTTTATTTCTTCGGTGTTCATTATGATATTCGTCTGTTACCAAATAATCCTCCGTACCAATCGGTTATTGTTACCACATCTATGAGGTTTGCTTTTTTGGCAATGTAGTCAGTAAGCGTTGTAAACGATGCGGTGTCCCATTCGTACGATTGCCCAGGTACAGCAACAATGGAATGAAAGCCAAACATGATACATCCTCCGTCTGCGATCGTTCGATCAACTGCCGCCATTGCGGCGGCTGCGTCCCCTACTGTAAGCCCCTGCCAGTTAAGTTGGAGGTTGTTGTCGAGGCTATTAGCCTGTGTTCGTGCGGTGAGTGTATTTCGAGCTGTAAGGATTCCACGTGTGGCTAGGACGTCCATAACCGCTTGGCTATAGTCTCCGTAAGGATACACAAAGTGCTTGTGTTCGTTTCTTCGGGTAAAACCTCTGCTGATAAGATATGTGTTAGTCGCGTCAACTTCAGCTTCATTTGTAGCCGTGGTTTGCTGATCCATGTGGAAGTGAGTCTTGGTGTGGTTTCCAATATCCCAGCCATAATTATTGTGGAGGTCGTTTAGCTGCGCAAGTGTTAAATAGCTTCCGTTCGTTTCCACAAAAGAGCTATTTACGTACGTCGTACCCTTAAAGTTGTACTTTCTCATAAGAGGAAGTGCCGTGGTGTATACCGTTGCATATCCGTCATCGAAATGGAACAAACATTTAGGTCGTGAGTAAAATGAACTCTTTAGATCATCAAAACGGATTGAGCAGTTAAGACCAGGCTTTGCATTAATTCGTATTCGAAGCCTAACCATTGTATTGGCAAAGCTCTCAGTCCCAGCACCTTCGTTAGTGAAGTTTGATGGATTTACAATAAGCTCGTTATTTCCCTCGTGAAGGTTTGATGAGAAGTTAATACGCTGAAAATATGAGGTGTAGCCTGATGTCGAGCTTAGAATAAGATATACCGAGTCTAGGCTTGCGAGTGTTGTGCTGTCCTCAATGTAGATGTTGAGCTTTAGGTTTCCGTTTACCGTCGTGTTTATGGTTTTAGACGCTATACAGTTACCACCGCTTGTCGCAGTGAGCTGTAGCTTTCCACTACTCATCGCAATTGACCCACTCGAGGCTGTCCAGTCTCCAAGCGTTCCGAACGATTCGAGAGTATTTGTGCGTATGATGTAGTTAGTTGCCATTAAGATGCTGTTCGAGTAACTGTTCCGTTAAATGTTCCTGTTCGTCCTGCGATGTAGTAGAGCGTATTTGTGCTTCCGTTTGCAGCCGCAAGCGTACCTACAGTAAATCCGTTTGTTACGAATGATGTAATACCTGTTGTAACGCTCGCGAAGTTGTTTACTACGTGTGATGTGGTTGTTGCCATGTCAGACGTCTTGATTAAGGCCGCTGTTGCCGCGTTAACGTTCTCGAGAATAACCCAGTCTGGCTTAAAGCCAATATCAATAGTCTGAGCCGCTCCTGTTCCTGTGAATGTTCCCGTAGTAACAATCTTAGAGAGCTTCTTTAAAGCGAAGCCGTAGTAATCAGTATCAAGTCCGTTTGCTCGTGTGCTTGTTCCAACCTGAAAGCCGTTTGAAGTAACGCCCTGTATTTCGTTGGCCGCCACTGCTGATCCAAGAAGGTGTAGGCTATTGTCCCCTGTTTGGTCGATGATATACGAAGGAGCAACGTTAGCACCGTCCTGCTTCACGTGTACAAAGTCAGGTGTAAAGTTAATACCTGTTGTTGTTATATTTCGGTTGTCTGCACCCGTTCCTCGGTAGTAAAACGTTCTAAAGTTCTGTTGTGCGTCTGCTCCGCTCATTGCAAAGTAGAAGTATCCGGTACCGTTAGCGTTTACTGTAGCGTCTGTTCCTACGTTAAATCCGCTATTAGTAAAGCCCGTAATGCCTCCTGTGAGGTTTGCAGTGTTTGTAGCGAGATAGCAGGTTGAGTCTCCTCGGTTCTGCTTTACACGAAAAACTGCATGGTTTGATCCACCTTTTACAATAACTACCTGTGGCTCAAAACCTACATCAGTGATCGCAAGGGCTGAGCCAGTACCCGTGTATGTACCTGTCTTAATTTGTAAGTTTGCTCGTGCCATATATTATCTGTAAGTTACTGTTAGTTTTGAGGCGGCTGCTGTAACGATGGTGAGTCCTACAGCAAACGAAGTGTCAAAGACAAATGTGTTTTCACCAATAGAAGCCTTGAGAACAGCGATAACTGTTCCTGAAGCGGCGGTGTTGTCGTAGACAGTAATTGTTCCTGCGGCTGTTTCGCCAAGTACGATAGTGTGAAGAACACCTGTTCCTGACTTAACTGTTGTCGTAGTCGCTGTAGAAATGTATGTGTTACTGAATCGTCCTTCTACCTTTAGGACGTCGTTTGTAATGTCTTCACCTGCAATATTTGTTCCCAATGAAACCAATTGATTTAAGTTTGCGTCTATGATGCTCATATTATTTAAATTATTTATAATCCAACTTGTCTGCTAACTTCCCTCTCCTCATCCTCACGTCTCTTAAAGTTCTCTAGCTCGTTCCATGAGTCTTTAAGTAGACCTATGGCAAGAAATGATGCTGCTAATTCATTTACCTGTGCGTTAGGTTTCGATCGGGTAAATGATCGCATGAGAACCTTAAAAACAGCCTCAGACATCACTTGATCGCTTACAAATCTCTTAAGTTTTTCCTGCTCAAGATCATTCATGGTTATTGAGCTTGTTCATTAGCTAATAACTCTTGCTGAGGCTGGGCTTCAGGTTGTATTGGTGATTGAACTGCTGGAGCAGCGGTGAGAAGAGATGAGAAATTTCCGATAGACATTCCTCCAAATTCCAAAATGTTTTCAAATGAGCGGGCGAGTGCAGGAATCTGCATTGCCTGCTGGAAACCTGCAGGATTCTGGAAGACATACTGGAAGATTGAGAGAAGTTTGTCTGAAAGAGTTGCGAGGTCTTTTTGCTTACCTGCAACATTGATACCAAGTCGTGTCTCGATTCCCTCAAATTCACCCTCGAGAATTTCAAGCATTTGCTTATTCCCCTTTTTGATTATCTTCTGGCGGAAAGTTTTGGTAATGACATCTTGCTCTTCAGGAGTAACGGCTCGTCTTTCATAAAGCACCATATCTTTAATGAGCTTATTTGACTCTACCGTGGACATCTCTTCAGCAACCCACATCAATTCTTCAGTTGAGAGGTCAGCAAGGAATTCTTTACCTTTTATAATCTCTCGAACCATGTCAGGAATAAACCAATCTCGATAGAGCTCTTCAATAAACTTAGCTCGCTTTCCTCGTCGTCGATCGTGAAGTCCTTTACCTTGAGCAACAGTTCGTTCCTGTCCTCTAAATGTCCCTCCTGAAGGCTGTTCCTTGCCCATAATTGGGTCAAAAGCAGCACCTTGTAGCTGGGCAGTGTCGTACCATGAGTTAATCTCATTAGAAAAGAGCTGGATATTAGCGGGGGCCGCAGTCGGCACCTGCTGGATACTTTTACCTTCTGCTACACGTGTGATCTCGAGATTTTCCATGTCCCGAATCTTGTTCTTTGTTGTATAGCTTTCATCATCTGTGTAAAGAGGAACCTTAGATGCTGCCTCAAGCATGTTCATCTTATGAACCTCAAGGAAGTTAGTCCAAATCTGAGAAGGAAGTAGTGCCTCTCCCACTCCTCGTCCTAGGGCTCGCTGATAGACAGGGTTTGATGTAAAAAACTTAAGCATGCTCTCTGATTGCTTCTTTCGGTAGAGAGTCACACCCTGCTTCTTGTTATCCTTGTCTGTGTAGTACGCAATAATTTGCACCTGCTCGTAGCAATCTTCCATGTTGTCGTTGTTCTTGAGGTAGTGCTCAGGCATACTTCCCATTACTACATAAACCTCAATCTGCTTTCCTGGAACTTGATTTTTCTTCTCATTTTGGGTACCGACAGGATCTTTTTCGGCAGTAGCAAGAACACAAAGTTCTTCAAGAGAGATAGTTGCTCCATTCTTTTCCTCACCCCATCCCATCTTAGACATTCCACGAATCTTGTCTGGAGAGAAATAGTGCTTAAATCCTATAGGTGAACCGAGCGTGTCGGTCTGGTCGCAAAAAGCAATCGCATTAAGTTGTATTACTTCAACTGGGGTTTTTGCTCCTTTCTGAACAAGGACACCACCGTAGGCGTTATCACTCTCAGTTATTTCATCAAAAAGAAAATCGAGGTCATGCTCACGTGAGTAAACTTCATCATGGTATTTCTTAAGGAGAAATGAGAGAGCCTTTCCTCCCATACCCTCGATAAAAAATGTAATATCTTTTACTTCAATGTCCTCTGTCCAGTTACAGAGGTTAAGCACCGGCTCCATAACAGCCTTAAATGCACGTAACCAATTGTTTTCTCCTGTAAAAAACACCCCGTTTTTGAGATGGAAAATAAGCTGAACATGCTTCTTAAAATTCCATGTCCAATTATCTCCAATCTGCGCCTCGTCAGATTCAAATGCGTTTTCTTGCTGTTTAACGTAAGAATAAATATCTGGTGTCATAGATCAAAAAGTGAACATACGGCTTTTAATGCAATCTCACGTGCGATCTTGCTCGGACTAAATAGTCGACTTGTCTGAACTCCGTTTAAAATCTTTTGTCGAGACTTGTCGCCGCAAGAGATGGTAAGTAAAATAATTCCTCGCGGAGTACCTTGGATACTAAGTTTGGTAAGAGCATCCCTAACTGATTCGCCCTTAGACTCATAGGTTTTACCCATAATTCTCACCGTCGCGACGTATGTATCCTTAGAAACTTTTGTTTTAGTTTTTGCCATTGTGATAAAAGAAAAAAGGAGAACCGCGTATTGCGATTCCCCCAGTTTTCCTGCGGAGATATATTAAGTTATGCTTGAATTATAACATTTTTAAAATTAAAAGGCTATAGAGAGATCCCGAGATCTTTAATATTTACAAATCGAGAACCCCGAGCTTTGCTTATTTCATTGAATATCTGAAGATCACTCTTTTGCTGCCTTTTGGATACACGGGTCGCAAGTTTCTTGTCTATTTCTGCAGCAATAGCTTTCCGTTCAACCTTACAAGATTCGCAGTAGTAGGGCTCTGGGTCGGTATCTTCATAGCGAGTCTGGCACTTTAAACATGCATGTGTAAATTTTTCCATATTATTTTATAAAATTAAATATTTTCTCGTAATTTGGTATGAGTCGATAATCCTCAGTCAACTCAGTACCTTTCGGTATATCAACAAGAACTTTGTCATTCTTAGCATCATAGTTAGGGGTATCTGAGTGGTTCAAGAAAGCTGTCATTCGTGTTACTGGATAGATAAACTTTGAACCATCGATTATTAACGGGAACATTCCAAGTAACAGGTCTCTTACCTCGGGAAGTAACTCATCAAAGCGACTATAAGGAAGATCATATATCTGGTACGAGGCATCGAGGTTTAATGTGTCCCCTTTCTTAAGGTCTTGCGTGGCAAAGACTCCCACACCGTGTATTGGAGAAGGGGCAATACGCACACAAACGATATTGTTTAGAGTCGTGATGATTGATTTAAAGTTCTCCTCCTGCTGTTTCTTCGTTATTTTTTTAACTGGTTTGGGTTTTTTACTCATTTTATTTGAAAGTTTGCCTTATTTTTAATGATAGTCATGATCTTTTTCCACTCCATGTACTGCTGTATGCTCTTAAATCCTAATTTCTTCATAAACTTCTTTCTTTCTGCATACCTACCCTGACACTCTTTGCACTTTACATACGATGAAGCAGTTTTATGTTTGTGATCTGATTTAAGTATGGACTGGAGTTCCTTTTCGGTCTTCTCGTAGCTCTCAGGGTCTTTTAGAGCCTTAGGCAACCCTTTAAAGATGGGGTTCGGTTTAAGTTTCGGTACTTGTTTAAGATCCAGTTTTTTCATAAGCCTATATTTGTTTTAGTTTTTCTTTGTTTCTTCAGGACATGCGGACAACTCTCCCATCCCTCTCTACAGCACTCTGGAATAATCCAATTAAACGGGTCCACTTCCTTTATTTCCTCCTTAGGTAATTCTCTCCGTGGTTTTATATCGATTTGTGGTTCTTTTTCCATGTTATACAGCTATATTACGTCGTTCTCGTGGAGCTTCGTGGATAATAATGTCCGAGGACTTGTTGTGAAGTGAAGCAATCGCGTATGATACAGCGTCCATAGCATGCGACCACGTATGATTAGGTGTTCCTTTTGAATTACCATCCTTATCCTCGTCCCATGAGTAATTCTCGTAGGATTCCCAAACATTTCGGCTTCTACGGGTTACGTAGACCTTCTTTTGGTTAACGACCTTAATCCGAAACGACACGCTATCCTTGCCCTTCTCAGCACCACGAACGGTTATCCCATACTTATTCTGCTCGTTAATGCTCTTTGGCTCAGCACTATCAGCAATAACAGGGATACGTTGTCCTCTATCGACCTTTTTAATCTCACCTGCGAGAAATTCGTTGGTAAGTTCAGTCCCATACGCAACCTCATCAACTATATATGAGCCATTCCAATAGTAGATTGCAACAGCACAGGCAGGGTCAGGAAACCATCCAAAGTCCTCACCAAAAACGACAAGACGCGCCTCAGATGGTATACGATCAATGAGTTGCCAGCCTGAATAAATCTTTCCACGTACTTCTTCTGGTGCTAGTCCTTCAATAACCTGCCAATAGTAGTTAGGGTTGGTGTTTTTATAGTCCTTGTACCGTTCGATAGTATGCTTATCAAGATTGACTTCATTTTCTTTCCAATTCCCTCCAATAAAAATAGTGTCCTTAAGCTGAGGTTTTAAGTGTGGTATGTAAAAGCCTGGAGCCTCTGGATGAGGTTCTAGATCAAACCACTTCCGAAGTATCCAATGATTCTTTGGTGGTGTGTTAAGCGTAAAGACAATACGAGTTCGTCCCTTAATCGTTCGAAGAGAGTCATCGAGTGTTCTAAATTCATCTTCACCTGTTTCTTCACCTTCTTCGTTCCAGATGAAGTTGTATTCTGCCAGAGACTTTAGGCGAGCAGTAAGCGATCCTGATGAAGCTCTAAACCCATGTGCTCGTAAACTGTTTTGTCCTCGCTCAATATACATTTCATTCTCAACAATTTTGAAGCTGTCATGGAGATCTTGTTCATTAACTCGGTTCATAAGTTCACCCCAGCATGAAGCTCTAATATCTGAATGAACTGCACGCATAATAGCTCCACGGGTGTATTCTTTACCTAGAAGCTGTGAAATTGCATAGCGTGAAGCTGTGCCTGAGCGTCCATTACCTCGTCCACCCATGAGAATTGCATAACGCCAGTCTTTGTTTTCAAAGAGAGGTAGATGTGATTCATGGATTTCGTAGGATACTCTACTCATTTATTTCCTTACTACAATATCTACTCCCTCAACCTTTATAGCTCCTCCATCAGGCCCAGATATTTCACCTCTTTCGCTGAACTCATCTTTCTCCTTTCGTTTAAGCCATTCCATTGAGGTTTGAGGGTTGCCTTCCTCAACAGCTTTCTTAATATTGGAGCGAGCTACTGATGATATTTCGCTCTGCCAAGCAGTGACTTTTAGACGAAGCTCCTCGTCGTTTTCTATCCATGTTTGTACAGTAGTGCGTGGAACTCCAGCGTAATTACAAGCTTTTGTTACGTTACAGCCAAGCTTAAAGTAAGGTTTAAGTACCTCTATTACTTCGTCTCTGTTCCATTCTTTTCCTTGTGCCATATCTTATTTCTTTATTATCTTTCCCGTATTAAAAGTGATGAGGACTTTGTATTTAGCCTCTATCTTAGCTATTGCCTTATCAATCTCATCGAGTATCTCAGGCTTATTTTGTATGGGTTTAGCCTTCATAAGCTATAGGTCTGATTTTGCTAGTATCGACCTTGGTTGAAAGTATGAGGGTTCTCATCACTATCTTTTGTTCTCTTTGGATAATGAGGTTTTCCGGGCTTCCTGAGGCGTCTGCTATGATGACTATTTTTTCAAAGGGACGGATATTATCAATAATCTTGCCAACTTCCTCCTTTACCTGCTTGATTGTCTCAAGTCTCTTGTCCATTAACCTTTACAATTTACCTCTGCGTAATCTTCATTAAAACACTTATCAAGCATCATCTCTATGTATTTCTCTTGCTTTGATACTGAAGGAGATGGTGCCGGAGTTGGAGTTACAAGCTCTACTGTCTTGGATGTGTTAGTGATATAGGAGACTATCAAAAGCACGACCACGAAACCTATGATAACAAAGTAGT